TTTGCTGTTTTTGTCCAGTCCAGACCGACTGGGTTCGTGCCAATTGATTGTTCATTTTGGACTCGGTTCTCCATAACGTGAGCGACGAAACCTAAAAAGTAACGTCTAACGGTTATAGTGTAATCCATGGGTCCATTGGCGAACACTCTTGTTTTAAGAGCGTCCACTTTCTCAATCGGTCTTCTTTCGTCTTTGAGTGTTGCCGTCCAAGCGACAGGCATTCTCTTGCCTTCTCGCGCGGCTGCTATCCTAGCATCCACGGCTCGGCGCACTTCCTCGTTGTAAATGAAAGTTTGGTCATCACCCAACCATCCAGTCTTGCCGTGAGTTCCAGCTGGTTTGTTTAAAACCCAGGGATACCCGGCCGAACTACTACGGTTGATAGCTGAAATGTACTCTGAACTTTCCGAACCCGAAATGGCTTCTTCAAAAGTGAGAACACGCGCCAATTCACTGCGTCGATTGGATAGAAGATGTGCTTTAACTTCATTAACTGCAACTGTTACCTCTTCTTCTGGTATATATGGCGTATTGACACTGCACTTAGCAATGTTCTTTGCCATTAGATCAACATCAGAACGATATAGGTAACAAGGTTTGGTGATGGGATCCAAAATCTTACCATGCACTAGAGAAGTGCGGATGTCAGTCTCAGCGGGTACGAAAGGTACTTTAGAGACCGCTCCTACAAATCCAAAAGTCATGGCCGGCATTCTGAGCAAATCCTGTATGTCACTCTGTGAATAATTGCGATTTAATTGCAACTCAACCGAGGAAACCCTAAAATGAGGGAGTTCGTCAGCGTCTGTTTCAACTACATCATCAAACTTCGCCAGAGCTCTCTTGAGATCTGCTTGAGTCACAGATTGACCATAAGCTTTCGTGCCATCAGTGGCGCCTAGTGAGTGTATTCCCGCTATCTTGCGCAAAAAAGAGTTGTCATTGACAATAACAGGCGCTCCGCAATCTCCACCAATGGTGTTCAAAGTGTAGCAAAGAGTGTCCCGGATGTTCTTCTCTTCTCCTTGAACACTGAAGACAATGGATGCCATATCACATTTCACATTACCCAAAATTGCAAACATGGTCGTGCCATTAATGCATCTGAGAGTTGGTAAGCATACATCAACTTGGCGAACTGAAAGCTCTGGCATTGTCTGGAAGTGTTTGATCAATGAAGTGTGTGCGTTAACATAACGCGGAAATTTCCAAAGAATTGCATCCTTGTAATAACCGTTTGAAGCCTCAATGTCGACTTGTTTAATTACACTGTATGGTACTTCAAAAATACTTCCAAAGTAATTTTCCATTCTTATACTATCAGTGATTTGTAAACAAGAGCGCACGTGTTTGGGAATGAGCATCACATTATCAACGACGAAAAGACCGTTCAACAAAGGTTGATCTTTACCATCTCTAACTCTTATGATTTTATACATATTCGTCAGAACACGGTGACTAATTAAATCCTGTGCGCCAGCGTCTTTCCAAGCCTGCATTTCTGCCGGTATGGATTCAACGATAACTTTAGATTTGACTCGAGTTGAATTGTCAGCCGAGCAATGGGCTTCACAAACGACATCATCACTTTCAACCACAACTTTATTACGCTTGTTAGTTCTAGAGTCGCCAGAAGCAAACGCTTCAGTAACAATTTTCTTGCTTTTGCAAGTCACATTATCACCAGAAGCACTTGCCTCGAGTTCTAAGCCACATCGCCCGTGTTTCTTGGCAGCTTGAGTTTTGTTGTTGGAAAAATATTTCCACAAACCCACGCCACCTATTAAGAAACTCAATATGAGCAAATAGGACTTGAACTGCT